TTGACCGCTGAATCCTATCAACCTTTGCGCAGCTGGCTGGACGCCCACCCCGCCGCAAAACGGTGCGTGGTAGCGCTGGACCGCTGGCTCCCGCTGGTGCCGTTTCTCTGCTACCCCGTGCTTCTGATTTTGCTGAACGTGCGGTTTTTCCGCCTGTTTCCGGTAAGGAAAGACGCTGCACTGGATTTTTCCATGGACATCGTCCGCTCGATCTTTGTGCCGGGGCTTACCTTCTGGGGCGGCACCCTTCTGCGGAACCGGCTCAACCGCCTCCGCCCCTACGAGCAGCCCGGCTTTGAACCGCTGGTGCACAAGGAGACCCGGGGACGCTCCTTTCCCTCCCGTCATGCGCTGAGCGCCGCCGTGCTGGCTATGGTATGGATGTACTTTTATCCTGTGGTCGGCTGGGTGATGGTGGGCATTACCATGCTGATCTGCATCGGGCGTGTTCTCACCGGCGTGCACCATGTGCGGGATGTTATTTTTGGTGCCGCACTGGGGTTTGTGCTGGGTGCCGCCGGAATGTGGCTTTTATAAGAGAGCGTATCTTCGTTATTTTTCTTTTTTACAAAAAAGAATTTGAAAAAATACGATTTTTTCCTTGACAGAACCGGGGCCTTATGGTATTATACTTCTCGCAGCCCGTTCCGACAAACGGTTGCCGCCATAAAGGAACCCAATGGGATAACAACGTGCGCCCGTAGCTCAGGTGGATAGAGCAACTGCCTTCTAAGCAGTGGGCCGGGGGTTCGAGTCCCTTC